AAATACAACATCACTAGCCATTATTATTCCTTTGATGTTGCAAAGCAAACAACATAGTATTCAACATCCGATCCGTTTCCTGAAGCAAAACTGATGGCGCAATACCTGTCGCAACCGCAAGATTAGCAATCAACCAATGCTGAGAATCAACACCAAGCGAGCTTATTCTTTTGGGTCTGTAACCTGCACATCGCCAACAAGTTCAATCCAGCCATCAAAACCTTCACCAGTTTTCTTTAACCTAGTAACAGCAAGCCAAGCAAGATAAAGCAGGTGAGTAACTTTTTCTAGTTTGTCTACACCAATATCAAAATAGGATTCCCATTTGACGATATCGCCTGCAGAACATTTTACTTCAAGAGAAGTGCCATCAACAAAATTGATTGTAAGAGTTATTTGATTCATACAATAACCCTAGCCTAAATTAAGCGGTTGCGCGCGAGACAGTTCCATTTGTTGGCCACGTTACACTGAATGTTGCCAAGTCACCGATTTGACCGCTTACAGGGGTTAGATCTGTAACCAAAGCAATGGCGGTATAAGACGGGTTAGAGCTTGAAACAGCAGTGCTTGTTGGCTTAATAACAACAGTTGCGTTAGAACCTAGCAAAGGCCACAAAGTAGCATCAACAGCAGAAGCGGCATAATCCTGATTGAACTGAAGTGTGACAGAACCTTCCTTCAAACCAGCAACGCGGGTAACCCAAGTTGAACCAAAAGATGTAGTAGTGATGTCGTTAGCGGAAGCCTTTAGTTCTACCTGTGTGAGATATGAAGCCAAAGCAGTAGATCCATTGATGCTAACGCTGAAGTCTGTTGCAACGAAAATTGCCATTTATTATCCTTAACTTGCGAATACTTGAACCGAAAACTCGGCACTCAAATAGTCTATTCCATTTATAGACACAGCCCCATAGACTGAAAGTTCAGGCACAAAAACATCAAAAGCATATCCACCTAAAGTGCGGTCAGATTCAATCGCATTTTTTATTGACCCTGCCCCAGGAGCAACAAGAGTATCTATTGAATTTTGTGCCATTCTTTCAGATACACGCCCTACAACGACAGTAACTTTGAAAGTGTATTCACTCATAGATCTATTGTTTTGGCGGTTATAGGTAATCTTGTCTAGCCCTATCATCGCCATAGGTGGATTTACTAAGTCTGGAAGTGTTTCAACTACACGTAAATTAGTAATTGTTTTTAGGTTATTTGCTAATCCTGTTCTCAAATTTGAGATAGCCATTATGCGCCTGTTCTGAGAAGCCTAAACGGATTGATTAATTGAGCTACATCTCCATCAATATTATATCCAACACGCATAATTCCAATATCGGAAACACCAGCAACACCAAGCGGAGATTCTAGGCGCTTAAATAATCTTGAAGCCTGAATAATTGTCGCAAACTTTACAGGTTCTGGCACGCTTTCCCATCCAAATTGACCTGTAACTTTTACTAACGCCATATCTGCCCAAACAGGGAATAAATAGTTATCTGTTGCGGTGATTGCGCTGATGGGATAGTAAGCACCATTAGCCCAGCGGTTAGTAGGTAAAACTTGATAATCGCCAGACTGCCAAGTTGTATCAAAAATTAGTGGATCTGTGCTAGAAGTCTTTATTTCAGTAATGCTTTGGGCGTCATCAATCCAACAAACAAAACCATCGTTAGCTTTATAGTAACGAACTTCACCTGCTGAAGTTGAATAAAAGTAGCGGTTACAGTATTGGTCAATCATTCTGGAAGCAGAATTTATGCTGCCTTCAAGCATAATGTCATCGGCAGAATCAGTAATTCTTAATGCTGCTTTTAGTTCTGCAAGAGTGCAATACCCGTTAGTTACTGGCAAAATAATCTCCTAAAGTCTTTCCTAGTTTATCGGCTTACCCGTTATACGGGCTTTTAGATCCGTTGATGAAATACCTTTTGTATAGGGAACATAAACTAAAACAATTTTTTGCTTATCTAACCATTCTTGAGTAAAGCTCATTTGCGCATAATAATCCCGTTTAGCCCAGTCATCACCAATAACAATAAAATCAGGTTGCACACTACCGATAACAGGTTTAGAGTCAGCCCCACCAAAATTAGGAACAACACCATCCACATACTTACAAGCAAGCAAAATTTCTTTACGCTCATCAAAAGACATAATCGGGGCTTTACCCTTATAGTCTTCAATAAACTCATCCGTATTCAAGGCAACAATAACTTGCCCATCATCACCTGCAAGCCTTTTACAAGACAACAAAAAACGGGTATGCCCTGAATGAAATAAATCAAAAGTTCCACCCGTATAAACTATTTTTCCCAACTATTTGCCCTTCTAATCTGTAAATTCCAAGATCCTTCAGAGAAATCATTATCAGCAATTTTTTGTTCAAATAACTTATGGTTACGGGCATAAGTCAAATCATTTTGACTATGAAACCCCGAATTTAGGGTGCTTGAATTATCGTGTTTTATAGTCGCATAAATAAAGTTTGCTTTTACCCCCGCCGCTTCAAGTCTGCGTTCATAATCATTATCTTCAAAATAGATCGGATGAAAACGCTCATCAAATAAACCAGCCTTCAACACTGCGCCTTCACCCAAAACAAAGCCCGACCATTTAGGCATAATACTCAAAAAGTTTATAGCTTTAGTATCAACTTGCTTTGATATCTTCTCTAATGCCCCTGCCTGAAATTCTGTGTCATCATTTACTAAGATCCAGTAGGAAGCAAAAGGCGTGCTTTTTACAATAAGGTTTAGCCCACCGCCATACCCTAAACCACAAGGCACTTGAATAAACCAAAGATTTTCAACTAAATCAGGTTTTATAGGATTGTATTCACGCCTACCAGAATTATCAATAATTACTAAATCTTTTATTGGGTAATCAATAGAAGCAAGTAATCTGTCTGCTAAATCAAATCTGCTATAAGTAAGAAATCCTAAAACAGGAATCATTTAGTTGCAAGTTTTTCAATTAGAGGTTTCCACGATTCTTGATAAACCTTATTAGCATCATAATTTTTAGCAAAAGCAATCGTATCTGGAAAATCTTTTTTCCCACGTTGATAAGCCTGTTCTAAAGCATCGGCAATAGCTTGAACATTAGGCACATTAAACCAAGTGTGTTGCCCTGCATCCCAAAAAGGTTGTCCATTTACAAGGAATGAATCAGAGGAAGCAAGCTCAGCAGAAGCAGCAAAATTGCTAGTGATAATAGGCACACCACAGGCTTGAGCCTCAATCTGGGGGACACCAAAACCTTCACCATAATTAGTAAATAAACCTACATCCCACGCCGAATAAATAGCGGCTAAACTTTCTTGACTAATTCCATACTGGTAAGCAATAGGATCTACCATCATCACTTTTTCTGCAGGAACACCACAAGCCTGCAAAATGTTAGGCAACACAAAACCAGACTGTTTACCATAAGGTTCAGTATGTAAATATAAAATAACATCATCGTGTTTAGCGGCAAAAACAGCAAAAGCAAGAAAATTTTCGGCAACCGCTTTACGATGAATAAACCCGCCAGCCTTATTAGCAAAATTCATTCCTACAACAAACTTGTCATTTCCACCAACAAATTCACTCCCAGAAATACCTTCAGGCAAATTTAGGGTTGGCTTAAATAGCTTTGTATCTATTGCGTGAGGAATATATTCTGATTCAATTCCTGCATTTTCAATCATTGCTTTACCAAAGTTACTCATAGCAATAGGCGTAACATTAGGTTTTCTAAGCCATTTCAAAACATTCTCAGGCGCAGGCTGATGATCAATAGGTGTCCAAGAAGCAATAGGAATAGCATCTAAAGCAGGATTAGCGTGAAGAACCCAAACATCATATAAAGTGATTAAAAAATTAGGTAGGCTAGGATTTTCTGCTGACCAGTGAGCAAAGTTCAAAGGCATTACATCAGTTGAATACTGATTCATTCCCCTAGAATAATGTGCGATCTTCCCTGAACCTGTTTCAATTTCAGTATTTACGCCTTCACCACCATAGTTAGATAACATCGCAACCTTATGGCCATCTTTTACAAGCCTAGAAATAACTTGTTTAGATTGAGTTCCATAACCAGTCGGCTGATTAAGTGAATTTGAATACCAAGAAATACACGCTTTAGTCATATCTCTACTCTATAAGAAAAACCCCCCAAACTTTTTGAGTTCAGGGGGTTTCTCAGAAAATCAAGAATTAGCTTGCGCCACCCTTGAATTTTTTAATGTTGGCTTTCTGCACCAGTGCTGAATCTATGCGCCAGGTTGCACGCCAAGTTGCAAGATCTGAACCAAATGCATAGTCATCACTGCGATCCACCTGAAGCCCACCAGCATTTCTGATGTAAAGTGCCTTGAGGTCACCAACAGCAAGTGAGTTAGCACCAGTTGCAGGAGAAGGCATAGCAGGGGTTTCAATTACAGGGACACCCAAAACTAGATCTCTAGTGTCTAGACCTGAACCAATGTTGAACAGGTATTGACCATAGGAATCCTTGAGCTTACGCAAAGCAGCAATTGATGTTGAGTTTGCTAGCATCGCAAAAGTTGGCTTCTGACGTAGAGAACCATCAAGACTGTAAATCAAGTCAATGACGTTATCTGCGGTGAATGCGCCCGATACTCCAGTGCTGCCCGTGACCCCAGTCCCTGCCACTGGAAGGAATCCAGTATTTTCCACAGTTCCTGTTCCATTAACAACCTTGTCTCCAATGGCGTAACCAAATGCATTACCAAATTGTTCTGCCAAGAATCCAACGATATCTACGCCAGCATCAAGAACAAGTTCTCTAGACAGTTGGCTCAAAGCACTGAACTTGAATGCCCCAAGGGTGGTGAAGGCATTGAAGGCAGGCTCACTGGTCCCGATGGATGAACCTTGACCAACGATTGTGGCAGTGCTAAATCCAGACTGTGAAGGAATCTGTAGGTTCTCACCAGAAGCAGTGTTAATTACAGTTGCGTATTCAAGTAGCGGGTTAACTAGACGAGCAACTTTTACAATTTCTGAATAGAAATTTGTTGGCACAGGTGCGCCAGTGCTGGATCCAGTGATTGCGCGAAACTCGTGACCACGAATCTCACCCAAAACCATTTTGCGTAGAATGTCTGATTCAGTATCTGAAACAGTTGCACCAGCAAAATCAACAGCAGCCTTTGAAACTGCTTCCATAGTTTTTGCTTCGCGCTGCTCTAGCTCAATTAGTTCATTTCTTTTGTTGATGTCTGCGGTTAGAGAAGCATATTTTGCTTCATCTTCGCCTGACCAAGAACCGCCACGCGCTTCAACTGAATCAATCAGTTCCTTAGCTTCGTGCCAAGCCTTAGCTTTAGCATCAACCTGTTTAGCAATAAAATCGCTCATTAGGTTTGTTCCTTTCAAGAACATAAATAGGGTTTGTTTTTAGATCAGAGATAAACTCACATATCTTGTATTAGGGGATAAACGCGCCTAACAAATAAAGTCTATACCTAAAAATACACGCGTAAAAGAAAACCCCCAGGGACAAAACTGGGGGAAAGAATAATTTCTTTTTTATTGCATCCAACACAATTAGGAGCAATAGTTAAACTATACACGATTCATAAGCAAATCAAGTTGTTTCTTTTTTAGATCTAAAAGCGCTAACGGATTAGTTATTTCAGGGTCTTTTTTTAGAACTTTTGACAGGGTTTCAGTAAGCAATTCACCTTGTCTTTCAGTAAGTTCATCACCTGATTCTAGGGCTAGCAGGGCATCAGTTAGTTCTTCAGCAGATATTCCCCTAATTTCTGCTAGGTTCATAATCTTAGTTGCAAGTTCAGTTATAGCTCTAACATTTGCGGTGCCATCAGTTGCGGTGTAGGCAGGGAAGGCAACCCCAACACTAACTTCGTGTAAGTTAACGCGCTTCAAAACACGCTCAGAAGCACTAGCCCATTCATCGCCACCAGCAGGAACTCTAAAACCAAAACTAAACCCTGTAACATCGCCGCGTTGAATACTAACAACCGCATCCCTGCCAGCCTGAGTATCAGGCAAATTTGCATCAACAAATAATCCGCGTGCATCTTCATTTAGACGTAAAGTGCCTGCCCTAGTTGAACCTAAAACAATGCTTGTATCGTGGTTCCATAGAAGCTTGATATCATTTCTTGATTCTAAGGAATCTTTAAAAGCGCCACGCACAATCGTTTCAATAAAAGGAAGCGGTTGAGAAGGTGAATTGAAAATTGCTGCATAACCTCTAAGGGTCATACCATCGCCTTCTGCGCGGATCTCTAGATTTTGAAAAGCAATACGCTGTTCAATTCCTTTAGTTACTCTCTCACCACGTTCGTGTAATTCTGCGACTTTTTCAGGTTCAATAAAACGCACAGAATCTTCCTGCATCATAGAAGGATCAACACTAGGGTCAACAGGCATAATAGGTTCAACCACAGCCGCTTCATCAATCAACTCACACAACTCATAAACAGTCTTAGCGAGCTGAGCAATAGTTTCTAAAGCATCACCCTTCAAACTATAAGCCTTATCCTGCAATTCAGACATAGCCGAACCTTCCATTTGTCTAACATCAATTTTATCTGTATTAAAAGCAACATCCCTGTTTTGAGAATTACTTAAACTATTTACCCAAGTTTGACCTGCATCGCCACCCCACGCATCCCACGCAACTCTGCCAGCCGATGGAAAACCATCTTCACCAGAACTAAACCCTGTTGCCTGTTTATCAATGGTGTGCCGCGCAAAATAACTAATCATACGATTTACAACATCAGCAGAAACATCTGCACCAGAAGCAAGTTGCGAAGCTCTACGCCTACCAACATCAGTAAAACCTGAACCTGCTAAACCATCAGCAATCCACTTTAAAGCTCTTTTAGCGGCAATAGCAACACCTTCAGGCGGGCTATAAGAACCATTAGCAACAGCGCGTTTCAGTTCACCGCCAACAGGAATCTTCTCAGCCAAACTAACCGCAACCATCTGATCTATCGCATCTTGTTTATTAGCGTGTTTGCCCAAAACAGTTCCATCATCCTTAACTGTATTCCATCCCGAATTAACTTGCTCAATAAAATAAGGCACTATTCACCCGTTTCATAACTGCCTTCAGGCACAGTTGTAGGATTTTGTAATTGAACTGTCGGCAAACCAGTATGAGCAATTGGATCTAAGCCAAGTGATTTTAGAACATCTTCAGGAACAAAACCTAAACTAATAAGTTTTTGTGCCATAGAAACTTTAGTTTCATCTTCAGTTAGAGAAGCAGCATTAATGTTCACATTTGCTAAAGGCACGCGCACAACATCGCCACCATCAATAGGTTGCATATTTTCTTTACGCCTAACTTCATTAGCAGAGAACACGCCATTTTGAAGCATCTTTGCATAGCCTTCAATACGGGTAGCATAATCGCCACGTAATAGATCGTCAGTGTTGAAAGATAGAAACACATAGTCAGGAAGCAAAGTAGAAAACGCATCTTCAAGTTTCGCCAACCAAGGTCTTAGCGTATGTGTAACAAAGCTAATCATTTTCATTTCCACAGAATTATAGGATTGCCCGCCATTATTTAGCCCAATCATATCTGTTGGGACACGATAAGCGCGTGCAATATCTTCCACTGCTAGTCTGCGAGAATCAAGCATTTGTGCTTGATCGTTAGCAACTTGGGTAGGTTTGAAAGTTGCACCACCAGATAAAATGCCTGTTTTATGCGCTCTGCGGTAACCTTTATGTTGTCTATCAAAGCTCTTTGCAAGGTTCTCTGCCTGTTCAGCATTTAGTTGGCCAGGAACTTCAATAACACCTTGTGTAAGTGTGCCTTGCCCAAAGAAACGAGAAGCAAAACTTTCTAAAGAAATTGCTAAACCAATGTTTTCTTTCAAAGTATCTATTGGAGATCTAGCGCGCAAATCACCAGCCAAAAGAATAGAACCAGCAATATGAAGAATTTCATCTGTTGAAAGTTTTTTACCTGCTTCACCTGTATAAGTAAAAATCTTTTGACCTAAAGCATTACGAGATACAGTTACCGCTAATGGATTCAAAACCATCATATTTAAAACATTATTAGATCCATCTCTAAAAATACGAATAAAAGCATTACCATCTGTAAGCAAACTAATTAGGGTTTGCTGCCAAAACGCAACACTAGGAATCATTACATCTGGTTTGATTACCCAAGCAGGTCTAGGGCGGTATGGGGTTGCAATACCATCACGCCTAATGTAAGTATCAACAGGCAACGCTGAAATAGTATCCGAGATTAGTGAAACACAAGCCCAAACAGCGTTAACTTGAAAAGCAGAATTGTAGTCAACATAAGCAGATGATTGAGTTTCATATGAGGTTAGATCGCCTGAACCCCAAATTGATTGAAATGATATAGCTCTAGATTCTCTAAGATTGCCCAACATTATTTACTGCTCTTTTCCAACGCTAAACCAAATAAAAGAAATCCTGCACCAAAAGCTATAAGTCCAGCAGGAAAAAAGACTAATGAAATTCCAGTTGCTATGACTATAATTCCTAATGCTTGCAAAATTGTTGGTAGCAAAGTCATCCTTAAAATATGTAAAACTCTGGAATAATATCCATTTCTAGTTTAGTGGTTGCGCGGTCATAGGCAATCACAAAAGCAACAGCAGCATCTATTTTACGATTACTGTTACGCGATTCTTTTACTATTCTTGCGCCCATACTATCTATCTTAAGCATACAGTTATCAAGATGGCGGGCAAGTAGCGGGTTACCATCGTGGGTTAGTGTTGCTTCTGTTACTGAATCAAATACCTTTTGGCAGGCGGGTATCATTCTGCGGGGGCTGGTGGATGGCCATTCCACTATGGGTAATCCTAAATCCTGTAAGACTGCCATAGATCGTTGCCATCTAAAAGGGTCAAATGCTATTTCTTTTACATTTCTGTATTTTTGGCAAAACATTTTGATTGTTTCTTCAACTTCAAGCGTATCTACACGCCATTCAGTATTGTCTGTTGGTTGCTTTTCCCAAGCTTTGACTAGAAAAACGTGCGGTTTATCTTGCTGATTTTTAGGAATAGTTACCCCAACGATTGCGGTTGTATCCCCGCTAAAGGATCCATCAACACCTAAAATAATATCTGCTAGTTCATCAACTTCAATATCCGCTTGTAATGTTTCCCAAACACCTGCGGGTAACCAAGCATTTTGCGAACTAACCCACTGATTACATCTCTTAGTTCTAAATTCTGATTCTGGTGTTCTCTTTACCATTGAAGCAAAATCTTCTTTGCTATTCAAATCACCATAAGCAGGATTCGCAGCAACCCAAGTTGATTCTTCTCTATGGTCTGCATCTAGCGGGGCTTCCCACCACGCCATATAAAAACTAGGGTCATTTACTTCACCCCTAGAAACTTTTTGCCCATACTGATAAAGCTGATAAGCAGTGCTATCCTGCCCAGTGCTATCAGATTTTACACCGCAAGTCGTGGTTGCTAACATAATAGGTTGCCTTCTAGAAGCCATAGATAACTGCATAACATCCCACATAGCACGATCTTGCAAAGCGTGAACTTCATCAAAAATAACTGCCGAAGCATTCAAACCTTCTTTTGAGTAAGCTTCTGCGCTTAGAACTCTCCAAATAGAACCTGTTGATGGAACTTCAATAACATCCCTGTAAATATTGCACATAGAAGCAAGTTCAGGTTCGCGCTCAATAATTTTTCTGGCATCACCAAAAGTAATTCTTGCCTGTTCCTTCTCAGCAGCACAAGAATAAACTTCACCACCTTCATCACCATTAATCAAAAACCAAAGTCCAAGGCCTGTGATTAGGGCGCTTTTGCCATTTTTTCTGGCCATTCCCCAAAGTGCAGTGCGTTTCTGGAAAAGCCCATTTTCATCTAAAGCTAAAGTTTCTTTTAAAAGTGTTTCTTGCCAAGGCCTTAACTGAATAAGTTCTCCCGCGTTACCCGCAATAGAATCCTTAGTTAAAGTAACAAAGGTATTAATAAAATCAACTGCATCATCACCTTTAGATCCAAACTGTAAATCTGTTGGTGTAACCCAAGCAGGTGGCCAAGAACTATTTATTTGATTCACGTTCAGCCTGCCTACGTTTCAAAGCTTCCATTTTAGAAATAGCCTTAACTTCAGCAACACCTAATTTAGATCTATCAGCAGGGGTAAAACCTAGCAAACTTAGATTACGAATAATGCGGTCATCAAGTTCGCGCAAAGCTCGTCTTTCACGCCAATCATTAGACTGCATAACAGTAACTCTTAGGTTCCATCTTTCATCTACAAGTTCGCAAGTCATTAGAAGCAATTCGGCATCAGTATTAGGACTAATCCAACCTAATCCTGCATCCCAAATTTTGTTCCAAAACTCACGCCCATACCTTAGAAGCGGTCTAGCGGGTTCAGGAATATTAGAAATAGGTTCAAGATATTGGACAACATTTTTATCAGGCAAAGCCCGTTTGCCAGGATTACCCAATTTACGTTTTACTTCAGTAGGTTTTGAAGGTCTTCCAGCAGGCATTATAGATTTTCTAGAGCAGTTGGCAGGGGTTGAACCTGCACCTGAATAACGGAATTATTCTGGCTTACCTTCAAGCCTTCAACTGCATTGGGGTATTGCAAAGCTAGTTTAGCAAGTTTTCTACGCAAGTTTTTATCTAATGGATATAAATACCTAAACTTTCCAGGCATAACCCTTTTAGGGGCAAAGGATCTTTGCGGATGATGATAGACAGACTTAGTGTGACGCCATCTGCTATCAATATAATATTCCACTACTGAATTACTTTTACCTGTATAGAACCAATTGCCTGCCTGATAAACCCCGCCTTTATGTCCTTCTTTTGGATCTGCAAAAGAAACGACACAACGAAGTCCAGGATTACTTTGCTTCAATAGTTTTAAAGTTTCAGCAACCATTTGACTTACAGGGGCAACGTGTTTATCTAACGCTATGCGGGTAAGCTCGCAAATCTCTGTTTGGTCAAGGTTTAGGAAAGTGCCAAGAAATGGGCTTGCACCTCTAGAAAAAATTATTACACCAATAAACTTTGTGTCTTCAAAAACGCCATACTTGACAAGTTTGCCTGTTGGTAAGCATTTAGAATAATGCCAGTTACTAACCGCATAAAGTGCAGCCTGCTGATTAACTAGCTTTATCTCAAACAATTTCAAATCCTGATGCGGTCTTCCTAAACTCACAAGCACAGTTAGGACAAGTAATAGCATCCCTCTGATCTAATCTAGGTTCAACATCATCTAAAAGATTCTCAGGCAAAGGCACAGACTTCAAATCAAAAGCTAAAAGTTTGACATCAAAACCTGATTCTTCAATCTCTAGCAATTGACTATCAAGCACCTCTTGATCCCAAGTCGCAAGTTCAGATGTCCTATTATCGGCAATTGCATAAGCTTTGACTTTTATTTCATCCCACGCATCTGGAATACGTGCAATTTGGATCTCAAGCCAACCTAAATTTTTAGCAGCAACTAAAGTGCCATTGCCTGCCACGACAGTATTACGCCAAACAACAATAGGCTTACGTTGCCCGAATTGCCTCAAACTTTCAGTAATAGATTCTAAATTTTTAGCATCGTGTTTGCGCGCATTATTTGGGTCAAGGATTAAATCAGAAATAGAAACAGTCGCAATATTCATACTCCTAGCCTATGCGGTAAAACCTAAAATTTCGCGGTCAGGTGTGAAAAAGTTTCGGGCCGCTGCAACACAGCCTCATTAAAGTTCTCTGCCGTCAAAACCTCACACTCCGTCACCTCCAACGCTTGAGCCGAGGCTGAACGCGGCCGCCCATCCACCATCCCCCTC